TTTACCTCTGGCACAGATTCACCGTATCTTGAAGCATATGCTTTTAATCAAATAACCGGTTTTGGTAGTAAATTTTCAAATCCATCCACATTGCCGCCAGGGCCAAGTTATACTGTAGCAGTATCAAAAACAAATGACCTTGTAGCTGTATCTTCTACAACGAGTCCGTATGTTGCGGTTTACCCCTGGAATGACTCCACTGGATTTGGTGTAAAATATTCCGATCCAGCAGCGGTAATTCCGGGCACACTCGGAAGTTACTCTTTAGCTTTTATGTGATTACACAATGACAACACAAGCAAAAAAAGTCAGCATTCTTAAGCAAGCCCTGGCAGCACGAGAAGAAGAAATTTTTTCTTATCAAATTGATATTGATAATTTTGAAAGAGCAATTAAAAAAATTGAAATAGAATATGAAGAAGATGTTAATATGCAAGATTTTAAAGGCAACTTGCGCAATCTTTTAAAAGAAAATAAAGCACAGCAAGCAAAGGCAATTATTATCCATGCTGTTATTAAAGAACAGCTTTTTGAACTGACAGGAGAGTTATGTTTTACGTCCGATTAAACAAAGATGGCGAGGTAGATCGCTATCCATATACGCTTACAGATTTAAAGTACGAAAATAAACACATTAGTTTTCCAGATGTCATTGATGAATCTGTTGTTGATATGTTTAACGTGCGTCCAGTTACATTAACTGAACCACCAGAAATTAATCATACTCAAAATTTAATTCGTTCCGCAGCTCCAAATAAAAAAGGACAATGGTTTGAAACGTGGACAATCCAAGCTGCTACGTCAGACGAAATTAAAGAGCGCACAGAAATGAAAAAAAATGAAGTGAGAGAGCGACGTACTCAACTACTTATTGAATCAGATTGGACTCAGGGTCTTGATGTGCCAGTAGATCAAAAAACCTGGGCAGAATATCGACAAGATTTACGTGATGTCCCCCTACAAGAAGGGTTCCCTTGGAACGTAACTTGGCCGGAAAAACCGTAGAATAAATCTTTGCTTTTATCTCATGCCGTGCAAAAAGAGTGAACTGGCTTCCGCTATTACTTCTTACGGATCTGCGCGTACTACAAATGATGGTAATTTAATTGCCATGTCTATTGATCTAGTAAAGCAACTAATGGACACCCTGGAGTACGCACCAGAAGAAGATGAAGTGCAGGAGTCCGAATCTGTGTAATTATTGACCTGACCTAGAGTTGACAAAAGACTCGGGTCGATATGTCAATTAAACTCACAGACGCTGCAGAATTCTTTAAGAAAGAACAGCATCAGATTGATGCCTGGGAGTGGCTCCAAGGGCAGATTCATCCTTCTGTCCTGGAGACTTTTGAGCTTAAATATCGAGCCAAGCCAACTCCTTTGCCCACTCATTCCAATACGTGGGAAGGTGTATACGCAGCCGCAAAAGAGGCGGGAGCAAAATTTCCCGAATGCGTTTGTGCACAGTGGGCACTTGAATCAGGCTGGGGGAAACACTTCTCTGGTACTTGGAACGCGTTTGGACTAAAGGGATCTGGCTCTACAGTTAGCACACAAGAATTCATCAATGGCAAATGGATTACTATTCAAGCCGGCTTTATTGATTTCCCAGATTTAACAACATGCGTCCACTATCTTGTTGACCGTTGGTACAAAGACTTTGGGCGTTTTAAAGGCGTTAATAGGGCCGCGTCACGTAACGAGTGTGCACAGCTGTTAGTTAAAGAGGGCTATGCAACAGATCCCGACTACAGTACAAAATTAATCCAGATCATGGATCGTCAGCTGCAAAATAGCGGCGGCAAGCAAGACAGTAAAGATCCACATAGCAATAATTTCAATCCCTGGAGCCCATTCAGCTACAAAATTACGCCACATATTACGTATGGTGAGCTGACGCTTAATCAAGAGAAACGTCGTTTTACCAAGCAATACCAATGTGACACAGCAAAAGAACTATGTCTTTTTTTGGAAAAGGTGCGGACCAACTTCGGTAACAAACCGCTCGTTATCACCAGTGCTTCTAGGCCAGAGCCCATCAACACACAAGTGGGTGGTGCCAAGAATAGCGAACACACCTATGACGCTCCTTCCAAGGGGGCTATTGATTTTTACGTAGAAGGAATTGACACGTACACGGTGCAGAGCTGGTGTGATGCCAAATGGCCCTATTCGCTAGGATACGGTGCCCCCAAAGGATTTGTTCACCTTGGCATCAGGGAAGGAAAACCACGCGTGCGTTGGGACTACTGACGTGAAAAAATACAAAGAGCCCTATATACGCGTAAATATCTGCTGGGAAGTTGGCAGAGAAAAAAAGTGCGTAACACTTCCGAAAGCAGAAGCGTACGCAACAAGAGAGTGGGTCGAAAAACAAGGAGGAGTTTGCTTTTGGTTTCAAGCTCTTCCCGATTAATCAACGTTGTTTGGCGCGGCCAATAACAAGACCACCAATCTCGATCAGTTTGTAGAGTTTGCCGACAAGTTTGTCGTCTTTTGGCGTAGGAGTTAACGCCGTAATGGCTGAGCAAGCGGCGTGAATAGCTAAAGCTATTTCCAGGTACTGGTTAAGTTTGTCCATGGTTATATTCCATTTCCCTCATTCTATCTTTTAGATGTCATAAACACGACAGCCCAACGAGTGTGGATTCTCTTTGCAATAGAGATGCCAAGGATGTTCTGTTGTTTTGCTTTTCCCTTTAAACCAGGCCAGTAAACGTTTGATCATGGTCTGTTTGTCAGCGGAACAAGGATGCTGGGGAAGGGATCATCCTCATGATGTTCATTCTCCCATGCTTGCTTCCAGGCGGAAAGCGAATGATCATGTATTGTGTCGAAATAAGCATCATCCCCTGGCTCCAATATAATTTTGTTTTGTTCATTTTCTGGAGCCGTGCCAATATACCAAATGCCCAATCCTTGAATTGTTACAGTAATACCGTTGTTGATGATACAGCTTTGATCCGTGAAAGCATAAGAATTATCAAGAACAGTTGTATTAATTGCAATTGGAGAAATAATGTTTTCCGTAAAAGGAGTGGACTCTTGTAGAGCAACACTTCCGTCTTCGTCTTCTAATTCAAAAAATGCAATTGTTTCTTGGAATTCAACAACAACAGCAACGTTGTAGGCTATTGGTTCATTGCGTGTTGACGAAATGCAAATTAAGTAGCTACCTTTCTCTAATGGATAGTAGCGTTCATCGCCACGATCAAGGCGAACAGAAGAGAATTGATTATATAAATCTGATTGTGTATTCATTACCGTATCTAAATACGGTATATACACTTGTCCGTTAGAACTTGTTGCTAAAGAATCTGCCTCAAATATGGCATTACCTTCGATGGGTATTTTATCAAGGTCGTAAGCAGATACCTGAATGTAATTAGGCCTAGGTGCACCTTTGACAAGAATAATCCATGCCGGAGCCTCAATATTAATCTGGAACCAATGGTTGTAAGTGCCGCCACCAAAACCACCATTGGAGTTTTGGAAAGTGTCTGCATAACCAATAACACGATTCTTGGGGCCCAGAGAACCGTGCAGATTACGAGCGGCAGTTTCCGAAAAGGTACCAAGAACCAGGGGGTTTGCCTGGGTCCGTTGAGGTTGACTCAACTGGTTTCTTGCCATTCGGATTGGTAATACTGTATATATTCACTATCATAATCGGAGTTGTTTTGGTTAACTAAAGGGTTCTGGATGGTGCACTTGTAATAACGCTCGCGTAATACTTTGAGTTGATTTGCATCTTGCACTTGTTGATACTGCATTAATTTCTCAGGCTGGAAAGCATAATCAAAAGGGCTGATCACACTGGGAGGAAATAAGCGGTTCCAATTTGAGACCAAGTGAAGAGGGTTGAGACACGTTTTGTTCCCACATACTCTCGTCACGAACAACGCACCCACATCCCCCCAAGCGCATTGGTAGATCGCCTTGTGGGCGGTGACGTTGGTTGACTTGTCCCTGGCGTACAGCGACCGGTAGGAGGGCAAGCAGATGCGTTTCTGCGTCAATCCCGATGCCTCCCAGCACTCACCAGGGTCGCCAACCGCTATCTGGTTCCACAGGTCCGCATACTTGCGTTTGTACTCCTCCTGCATGTAGTTCAAGTCGAAACCACAGATGTTGTCACGAATTTTGCCGGCGCACAGATAACAGGAGTGATTGTCAAGCAGGCGAATGTCGTGTCCATGGGGGCAGGGATAGCCCTTGTAAAGCCCGTTTGCCGTTAGTTCATCAGTACTAAGCCGCTCGGCATTTGGTACGTAGCGGAAAGAGTCGTGCTCCTTTACCAGGGAGGCGATCTTTTTGGGGATGTTTGCCATGAATTGAAATGAGATGGAGTGGATGGGTGGACTTTCCGACTTTACCCCCGGTTTCACCTTTATTCTAAAAACTTCCCTTACATTTCGGGGGGTCAAAGTGTAAGGGTTTCTTACCGTGAGACCAAGCTGAGAACGTGATCCTACTACCCTTACACTTTAACCCCCCAAAGTGTAAGGGCTCTCGTGTGATTAAAGATAGAAATACCCCCAAAGTCGGAAAGTCCGCCCAAAGTCCGACCGTTACCCCCTAGTTTTGTATCAGCGCGCAACAAAAAAGCCCCTGCTTTTCAGCAGAGGCCGGGTCACCCATTCGTCGCCCGCTTACTTTACGGCACCTGCCAGCTCACGACGCATCGGTTTACCTTTCTTCTTACGTGCTTTGGGCTTCTCGCCAATCTCAACATTGATCTCAGGTTGGACTGAGTGATCCACCTGGTTCATCACATCCTCAAAGATGCCGCCAAATTGAGACGCAACTGTATCCCATGAGAATTGAGGATCAGTAGCCCGCTGGTAGCACTTCTCACCAATCTCGTCGCAGATCTCAGGAACCTCGTACAGTTGGTCTAGGATCTCTACCAGGTGTTCGGAGGAGGGGCAAGGCATCTCACGTCCGTAATTGGTATCCACATCAACGTGGTCGCAACGGATCAGCTCCCCATAGCCCTCAAAGATCTCCTTACATGATGTATGGTCAGGCACCACCTGGGGCACACCACATGCAGCGTGTTCAAAGTTGACAAGACCCCAGCCCTCACCTTTGCAGGTGTTAATGCCCACATCACAGGCGTTATAGATGGTGTTGAGCATGTCCACTGATACGTTCGGCGGCCCTTCCGTCTGTGCCGTCATGATGATGCGCCCGTTGGGATCCAAACCCACCCTTGACATTTCCCTACCGAAGAGGCTCATCACATCCCAGCCCTGGTCCTTCATGCCCATGTGGAGGTACAGGCGGGCATCAGGGCGTCCGATAGCAAACTCAGCAAATGCCTTGATGGTGATGTCAATCCGTTTACGGAACTGATTCCTGTTTCCGTTGAACACGATGAAAAGGTCTTCATCAAGACCCAGCTTGCGACGACATTCCGCTTTGTCCTTGGGATAGAACTGACCAGGTGTAACACCGTGAGGGATGACGGCAATCGGCTTATTGATGCCACCTTTCACAAATTCGTGTGCACCAAATTCCGTATAGGAAATGATGGAGTCCCAATTGTTGGCGGTATCGGCTAGGCAACCAATCCACCCATACGAATCCATTGGCGCATAACCAACGAACTTGAACTTACCTGCTTTGTGCAGGTCTTCAATTTGCCGGTATTGCTCATTAATAATCCACATATCGTTAATTGAAAAAACGATATCCGGCTCTTCTTTCTCTACGATCTCTCGAATGCGCTGCTCACCAAAAGGCGCCGTTTGGAACCGGTTGGACGACGGATACATCTTGAAATCTTTCTGTTGATCGCACGGATCACCCCACCAGTTGTGGCCGAGGACAACAATCTCAAAATCATCCTTCAGGCGATAGATGACGTTTTCAGTGACGCGTGCGAAGCCAGTCATGGCGACAATGTCACCACACCACAATACTTTTGTTTTCTTTGTCAAGGCAATCAAGAGTAACTTGATTTACTATACCGAAAATTAAAAGAACGTAGACTAGAAAAAAACTATATTATGAATCAAGCTGCGCTTGCCGGGAAGTTTCTACAGTTACAACAAAATGATTTATTTCAAGAAGCTGTAGAAGGAACGCTACTTGGCGGAACAGCAGGCCTTACCCAACTTGGTACTGACACGCCGCCAGCTCAGGTTGCGATTCAAACCTTGGCGGGAATTGCTGGCGGTGTAGGCATTGGCTTATTAGGAAAATCTATTGGAGCACGTATAGGTAAAGCAATTAATCCTAACGCTTTGAAAAATCAAGAAGGCGTCTTAGCAACTATAGGCCGAACAACAGGACAAAAAACTTTAGCTAAAGGAGCAGCCGAACAAGCTCGCTACGCAAAAGGACAGATTAAACAAGAGATAAAAGAGCAAACTTCCGCTCAACTTTTAAACGAAGCTTTGCAAAATCCACAAGCATTTGCTGGTAAATATGGAGTTAATCCTGAAACTTTTAAAAAATATCATACGTCCGTAGGAGCGGCTAGCCAAGCACGTGCCGGGCTGGAGACATTGGAAAATCTTTCTCCAGAACAACGCAAGCAACTAGGCGCTACTGCTCAACAAGTAATGGAACAAGGGTTTAATCAAGTTGAGAATTTAATTAATACTCAAGCTGCAGCGCATTTAGATAACAATCTTATGAAAATGGCAATGCTCAATAAGAGCAAAACCGTCCCCGGAACGGATATAAACATTGGATCTGCGTTTGAAGCTCTTTTAAAAGATGCAAAACCAATTACTGGGGAACACTTGGGACGCGCAGCAGGCCGTTTTATTGGTGATGAAGTAGGCGTTGCTCTTGGGATGGGTCTTGGCGGCGCGCTATCAGGAGCACTTGGTATCAAATCAGAAAAGGATAAAAAGATTGAAGAACTAGAACGCCAGCTAGGTCGGAGTTACTGACCGTTCTAACTCTTTCTGCGCTACAGTACCTGCTTTTAACTTCTCCGATAAAAATCTTGCGGCCTTGTGTGTTTGTGTAGTATCACCACAAGTGTAGAGGTCGATTGCACAATACCCAATCTCAGGCCAGGTATGAATCGACGCATGCGATTCAGCGAGTAGTGCCAGCAATGTCACGCCTTGCGGCTTGAATTTTTCACCGATGATGCGTAAGATCGTAGCTTTTGCCATCACAAGAGAAGCCTCTAACAATCGTTGAAGCTCCTCGTAATCATCAAGGATCCCTGGATCACAGTCATAGAGATCCAAGATGAGATGGCGTCCGTTGCTCACATGTCTATTGCATTTTCATCCATTATCTCATCGGTAGTTGTTGATAAGGAGGCCCCATAGAATTCGCTGTACTTTTCGGGGTTAGCCGCAACCTCAACAATGGAAGGATAGCTTTCGTACTGCGTTTTATTTGAATCGCGGACAACAGCATTTACGATGCGTAGTCCTTTGCTGTTCTTGACGCCGTAGACATTGATCTTCAACTGGTGACGGCAGATGTCTAGGAACAAGGGCTCAAAACGACCACGCGACATGATGCCAACGTTGCAACTACGGCAAAATTCTGCATAGCTTGCATAGAGCCATTTGTCCCAGTTGTCGTAGTAACCGGAGCTACCGCCCGGCTGCACCTTACAGAAGCCAACGGGAGAGCTGACGTTCGGATCAAAGACAACTTTATGGTCCATCCAGTCCAGTAGTGGATTAGAGCGCAGGCTTTGCGTCTTCTCATACCGCTGGAAGAACGAGACATTCTTACCAGTTTCCATGAGATAGGAACGCATGTCCTCCTCTGTCATATCCAGCAACCAGTTGACGAGACCAGCCAGGAGAGGAGCAAAAACACCTTGCGGATTACCTTTGTTGTCAAATTTGATTAGTTCTTTTTGTTCTGCTTGGCCACCGGCAAACGGACGGTCGAAAGGAATGGTCAAGCGGCGACGAGCAAGACCAGATGTGTAATCAGTGGATTGAATGGCTTCGTTAGCTGTAATCATGACCATCCCGTGGTACTGGAATGGATCTTGACTTTCCGTTTGATACTTACGTTCCGAGCGAATCCAGTCACCACCCGTGATTGCTTTTAGCTTGGAGACAGAACCACCCCATCGATCAACATCCTGGAACAGCAACAGCTTTTTACCCATGTAACTTGCGGCCTCAAACCGGTTCTTCTCCAGGTTTTCAAAGTCTGTTGAGTAGGTGTTTTGCTTACCAACCAATGCAACAGCAAGGTTTGCGTAGGTGGACTTACCGGACTTACCAGGTCCCACGATTTCAACAAACTTCTGAATTTCATGGCGCCCCAGCAGTGTTGCCCTGAGCCAGGCACGCAGAACTTGTGCCCGCTGGTAGCTGTCATGCTGCGTATGCTTCAGCCATTTAATAATTTCTTCACATGTGGCGGCAGGATCGTAGTCGTAGGGCATCTGCTGCGTGAGGTAAAGATCCCGCTGGAACTCCATCAGATCTTTAGTCTCAACATCCAAGACTCCATTAGTGAATAGCAGATACCTGGAGCCGTCGTACCATTCATCAAAAGGAATAATCGATTGCAGTTGCGAGTAAATGTCGTTCATGAGGTTCGTGCTGAACCCTTTGAACTTTTCGTTTTCTACGGTGACAAGGGTTTTGAGCTTTTCGCGCAGGCTCCCGAGCATCTCAACCTTTGTTAAAGGTTCCCATAATCCTTTCCGCTGGTCATATAAGAAGAACTGACCATGAGGTTGACTGTACCGGAGATTGCCTGTATACATGTCGAACACACGATCCGCAATGACATCCGATGAAAGCCGCTTATCTTCCTTCTCTTCTTTTTTCTTGCTTGTTTTCTGCGCCAGCATTTGGTGCGTATTACTCCAAGCCTCAGCTTTATCTTTCTCAACCACCGCTGGAACAGATGCCATTTGTTTTAAATCCTCGTCAATTTGTTCAACCAGTTTTGAAACATGCTCCAGTGTCTCATCATCAACACCAAACGCACGATAGTCCTGAGAAGGAGACCAACCATTCTCCTTTGCCATGTGGAAAAGAGTCCCAGCCGTGCGGCCACCACCCTTTGTGAAGGAGAGCCAGCGTCTATGGCATTCACCTTCTTGATACTTCTCCGATTGCCTAGACCAGGCATCCCATTCGTCTAGCAAGGATTCATCAACGGAATGAAGCGTCTGCCCAACAATGATCCAGAGATCGTAGTCGTCTGCAACTTCAGGAGGTAATGCCCAAGCCGCTTCCTTTGCGTTTTGAATTTCCCGTTCTTGTCCAATTGTTGATTGAACAACACTGCCAGCTGTTACTCGCCGCGTAATTTCCTGCGGAGGTTTACCTTGCTGTACGTTTTTATTAACGATACCGTGCAGTAACCAGGCCGGCATTTCCGGCAAACGATCAATCCATTCAAAACCCTGCCCTTCTGCGGTGAAGTAACCATCGGTCTCTGGATGCAAGCCCATTAACACCCCTTGGTGCCGGGTCCAAAGAATCTCAAGTTTTTCGTCGGCTACTTCTTTGCTGTGCCAGACGTACTTATTACGGAGAAAAGAGTCGTGCTTTCTTTTTTCTACGCGGTATAGCTTGCGTTCGCGTCCAGGCTTACCGCTCAGAATGGTGAGCGTTGGAGGAAGTGCATCGTTGAACGGAAGACCAGAGATTTCTTCCACAAGTTTGTAGATGCTTGCTCCATCCACATCAACCCAAACCAAACCGTAGGGATGATTAAAGACAGGACCCCCATGGAGACCAACCGCTTTGCACTTACCTGACAGAAGTTCTTTTTCAATTTCATCAGCGCTGAAAGGCCGCTTTTGCCAACCAAGTACATAAGGATCTTTCTGTGCACCGAGCGGAGTAAAGGGCCAATCAATAGGGAGGAGATCTAGTCGAATTTCCCCTGGTTTAACAGCGTATTGCTTCTGCGTCATTTGTTTGCAACGGGGGTTTCTACGGTTACTTTAAAGTTTTTATCAGGGAAACAGCTTTCCTTTAGCAAGTTGTAAGCATGGAGATGCATTAGCGTGGGTAGATAAAAACAGTCCCCATCCGCCGCATTCGTCATGCGACTCATGAGACTATTCATCCACTCACCCATGCCGACAGTGATGTCCATGAGGAGGGAGGCTGAGTTGTCTTCTTATCCTACGGTGCCCAACCTGTTGCACTCCTCAAGACAAAATTAAAATCACTGAGTCTTATTGGACTCGCGTTCTCTATATTTGTTTCGCTTATCCGTTGCTTCAAAATCTTTCATGATTTTGTTGTACAACGTAATTGCGTCTTCTTTTGTTACGACAGCTTGCTCACAGGCGATCGTCCACGCTAGGCGCTTCCTGCACTCCATCTTGCCGTTGGGGTTGTATGGGGTCATTGTACCAAGGTGCACGTAGCTCCATGGCTCCGCCCAGTTTCCTGGACTCACCAGTCTGGAGTTGAGTATCTATTTCATGTTCAATATAGATTGGTTTATTTTGTTTCTCACGTTCAAGCTCAGCCTCAATTTGATTCTCCCATTCGATCATGGTGAGCCGCGCCTTAAGCCTGGCTTCAAACCAAACCTGCTTCCACCACTTAACAATGGCTTTAATAATGTCGTTAAATAAGGTCGGGATCATAGACGTTACAGTTTTCAATCTGGGTGTAGTACTCCTCTACAATCTTGTACCAGTCATCGCGCAAAGAATCCAAAAACCTGCGTGAGATTTTGAATACCTGAGTGCGAATCGGAGTCGATACCAAGATTGCCGCCTGCTGAACTCTCATACCCAGGGTTTGCTCGATGGCGATGTCATAGGCTGCCAACTGCTTGCAGGTCTTTTTGAATTTCATGTGACCGCCGAGCAGATCCCTCCATTCTTGGGAGCCCTTTTCCAAGTCTTTAGGCCACTTGCGACTATAGGGTTTGACGCTGGTCTTTAGGTCAGCAAGCGTTAATTTGTTATTGGCAACAGCAATAATGTCAGGAGCGCCAGCCCAAGCACGGCCCTCGGGATCGCAACCCCAGACGCGAGCCACGTCATCAGCACCAATAGTAAAATTAAATTTGTCCAGCACGGGAGATTCAGCCCAGAGAACTTCCTGAAACTGATCAAGAATCCCTGGCATACCCGCCCAAAAGTCCGCATATTCATCTTTGATTTCTGGATTTTTATTTCCCTTAAGGTACTGTTCCATACCATAGTGGATGGCGGTACCTCTTTCGGCAGCGGCCTCTTTAACACCTGGGTTGTTTTTAGACCACATTTCGAGCTTCCGTTTGTTTGCTTCGGAAGCTGTCTCACCAATGATAGTAGTTACAGACGGCGCAGGTCCAGTGGGTAACGGTGTTGTATAGTGCCTTTTACCGTTAAGCGTAATTCTGGCTGCGGTCTTATTTAGTGACCGCATAACTTCTGGTTGCTCGTCCTTGGCTTTAATCCAAGGATCGGATGTATTTATTTTAGCAACCATCGACGGTTTTGTATATTGCTGCTAACTTAACATATGAATCAACCAGTTGGTATGGACGGATTCAACTACGCGATTGCTTCGATCCTTGGCGCAATGCTTGTCGTGATTAGCATGGATGCCTACCTCTTCTTTACAGAAGTCCTTTCACGGCAATGAACAAGTTCTGGCTTGGCATCCAAGGTTATTGGTCGTGTGTTTCCTGGGTTCCAGCAGCCCTCCTAAAATTCATCTGGGAAGAAGCACCCGACCTTAAGTTTTGGAAACGACACACAAACCTTGACGATCACATTTGGTATGCCGAGCGCGTCAACGGTCGCATTGCCATGCTTACCCTTACCTTCATCTTTATTTGGTGCGCAACTCATGACATCAAACTTAACGAGATTTTATTTTGAGTTCGACGAAGACTGCCGCACAGGCTGCCTCGAAGGACTTTCTTTCATTGATGTAGAAACAATTGAAGCAGAACAGTATGAAAATGATTTAAAATCTCAAGAGATTGCATACACAAGGATCGATTTCTAGCATGGCACGCACCTGGGAAGATTACTTTGCAACTGTCAAGCCTTCTCTTGGCGCCCGTGCAGCAACATTTGAAAAGATCTTTGAGCACCTAGATGAGTTTGAAGATCCGTTGATCATTGAAACAGGGACATATCGAGAAGAAAACAACTACACAGGTGATGGTTGCTCGACTCTTTTATTCGATAACTACATTGACATCAAGAAGACCGGACGCTTGGTGTCGGTAGACATTGATCCCGCAGCCTGCGAACTTGCTCTTTCCAGTACAAAACATGCGGAGGTCTACGAAGCAGACTCCGTCGAATTTCTTGAGACATTCGGTGCATTTGAAGATCTTGCTGTGCTGTACCTAGATTCGTACAACATTACTGACTGGCGAAACGACTGGGCTCCTGCCGCCCATCACCTTAAAGAGTTGTTTTGCGCCAAAGAATTCCTGCGCAACAACACTCTGATTGTAGTAGACGACAACATCAAGACTCCAAATGGTCAACGCTACGGCAAGGGACGCCTTATCTATGAGCTGATGGAATCAATTGGCATTGAACCTTGGTTTGATCAATACCAAATTGGCTGGATCTGGTTGTAGTTATCCGTACTTGCATTACTAGTACCTGTACTACACAATAGATATAGACGTTTAATCGCACATGTTTACTATAGTAAGGAAACCGCGCACGTCCGAAATGGCTCTCTCTGCTCAAGTTAAGGCTGCAATTAACGATGCTGCCAACAATATGCGCGATGCATTAGCCTTTGCGGCACGTGCAGAACATCCGATTACTATCTCAACAATCTCGGATATTCTCTACCGCCTTGAGTCCTTGGAACAGGTAGACGATCTCATGTCGCAGTTTATAAGCAAGGATGAAGAGAAGCAGAATCCCTACCGAGGCTGAACGCCTCGCAAAATACTTTTATCAATTACGTGTTATGTTTCCCAATCCACCAAAGGACTGGGAGCTGAATGCCAAACCATGTAAGTGGGCTAAAATAATAGAAGAAAGAAAAAATAATCCTGATGTCTCAGGAAAATAAATATACAAAACCTGAGATGCGTGAACGCATCAAAGATCGTGTAATGGCAGGCTCCAAAGGAGGTAAGCCTGGGCAGTGGTCTGCACGTAAGGCTCAGCTTGTTGCACAAGAATACGAGAAAGCAGGCGGCGGTTATCGTGGCGGCAAGGGTGAGAAACAGAAGTCTCTAGAGAAATGGGGCAAAGAAAAGTGGATGACAAAAGACGAATATGAAAAACGTAATAAAGCCAAAGCTGCTGCCAAGAAATATCAGGACAGTAAGTGATGCAACTAGCAGGTAAATACGCAAATGCAAAAACGGGATATACCCCAGATGTATTTCCCGATCAGCGTGTGATGCAAGCGTTGGCCGCACAAGCTCGTGATCCTGAGCTTAAAAATGCAGCATTAGATTTTCAGTATCCCTTTAAACTATCTGATTTACAGAACAGCAAATACTCACCCAGTGTAAAACAATCAATTATGAATGCAACCATAGGAACATTGGGTTAAAGCAATGTCAAGTGACAAGGCTATACAAAAGGGATATACCAAGCGTTACCTGCCAGAGTCTGCATGGGCATCGCTGTCCAAAGAAGAACGTCAAGAGACTGACCAAAAGAAAAGGGCTGGTAGTCGCAAAGGCAAACAGTTTGTACCTAACACAGATACTGCAAAGAAAGCAGGACGTGCTGCCCGTGTAGCAAAACGCTACAGGGATAAGTAGTCCCTTTATACTTAACAAAGATTCCTTTTTACCATGGAAAAAAAGAAACCCGTACCTTCCAAGAAAGGTGCTGTGCCCCCTGCCGCATCCCCCAAGGGTAAAGGTGGTGCATCTGCTAAGCAGACCGAAGCGCGTGATAAGTTTAAAGAAATGATTGCCAAGAAAAAAGAAGCAGCAGCTAAAAAGAAAAAGTAACGCTCGTGTTGTGATATCCTGACAGCGGAGCAATTCCGCTCTAAGGGTAATAGTCGAAAACCCTTTCCACGTTACGAACGTAGGGCTCGAAAGAGCGAAGAAGGAAGCTATGATCCCGGTATGATACGCCGGGATTTTTTGTGACTACTCTTGTAGCTAATGTTCCACCCGTCAAGGTTTGGGTGCGGCGTGAATACTTACGTGACTTAAAAGATGGCCATGGTGAATATACACCTGGCTACTGGGTTACATGTAAATCTTTAACAGGACGAGCTTTATATTTTGAAACGTACCTTACTGAGTATGGCGCTCTTTATGACAAGCTTCCCATCAGTGCATTCCTTGCATGGGATCCAGATTACCCTGACAAACCTCAAGCCCCCACTCCCGACCTGGGACTAACTGACCTTCAGTTTTGGAATGGGTTTGACCACGGGCTTACAGTCGTTGAAAAGAACTTGATCTTCAACATGGAGTTTCAAGTGATGACGCGTAGTGCAGGTGTAATGAAGGGCACATATTTATTTACGGTTGACAACTATCATCCACATAGAAATGAACCGGATTTTTACTTTGCGGAATTTCCTGACGAGCATAAGTCCCACAACATTGTGGCTTTGGACAACGGTCAAATTGGCGCTTATCCCAACAATCGTTGTCGAATGGTTGATCCATCACTCACCAACCATGACTTAAAGACACCAGACTTTAAGGTATCAACTAGATACTTCGATGTTGAACATGCCCCCAAATGGGGTCGCCTTGGTGAGTGCGCTGATTACTTTTGGAAGACTCCAAATGAAGGTTAGGTAGAATGTATAAAAATATAAGTAAACATGTCTAAACAGTTTTTAGGTTCTTACCGAAATGTTTTAGAACGTTTAAAAGGTAGCAAGGAAAAACTTCGTGCGTATCGTGAGCAGCGTCGCCCTGGCCGAGAAGACCGCAGAGCTGAGCGTGAATACAATCGTGCTACTGCTGGTATTCCTGCAGAGTACATGGAAAAGTATGGTTCTAATGCAGGCGATATGTGGCGAGCAGAGCAGCTTATCCAAAGAGCTACAAGCTCAGCCGTTCAGAATATTTATAACCAAGCAGGTGCAACTCCTGCAGATGTTCAGAAATATGGCAGTGACGCAGCAGATATTGCACGAGCACGCAACTTAAACCAAGGTGCTTTACAAGCAGCACAAGAGCGTTTCCAGATTGGTATACCCACCGATCGTTCTGCAGCTGTTCAAGAAAGCCTCAAACAAGCCCAAAGTGCATCGCAAGGATTCAAAACACCTGAAGCTATTCGCGATTTCTACACCAAGAGTTTTGCATCTAAGGGTGATAACCCCAATGTGTTTGGCATGAAAGATCTTGAGCACCTGGAGAATACTGGCACGAGTGCCGATGACATTCGCCGGATTGCTTTGACAATTAATCGTGCGGGTCCACTAGCAGCCCAGCGTTTAGCCGAAAAATATGGCGTCAGAGATCCACGTTTTAATTACTAAAGTTAGGTATAATAATTGAGTTCCCCCTCTCTTTTCGATGGGGCTTGGGTGACTCGTTAGGCAGATAGCCTAGAAGGAGAGCCCAAGATAGAGGTGCAGTCACTGTCTGGATACGCCTGGTTAACTCACAGCCCGATTGTCGGTACGCCAGTCACACTGCATCCATCTA